GGTGGTCGGCCTCGATCGGCACCAGAGCCAGCTCGGCCGGCTCGGTGTCTGCGAAATCGGTGATGCCGAACTGCGTCAGCAGCGCGAAGCCGCTCTCGCGCTCATCCAGTTCGACGACAGTGACCGCCTGTGCCTGGACGGCTTGGGCGGTGTCCAGGGCTGTGATCCGGTGGATTGACATGTGACCTCCAATGGGCGTCGGTGACGCGTTGGAGAAACTCTAAGTACGATAGAGTCACAGGTCAAATGAAATTAGAGTTTCTGCGATAACTCTAACCAGGTTTCCGACGAACGGTCGGATCGGACGCAAAAAAGGCCGCTCGACGGCGGCCTTCGCTTGGGCTCCTCAGACGCTACTGAAGTGATCGACAGTTGCCGAACTCGCATCGAATCATGAGCGTGTCGCCGCTTGTGCACGCCACAGAATACGTTTCAAAGCCAGGGCCCTTTGCAGCCATCACAGGTACAGGCTGCTTGTTGCAGCTTTCTTGCGCCGCCCAGCGGCCAGCGGCATAGGCGTCCTGGCCAAGAGGGGTTGGAGTGGCCGCAGTCTTTATGGAAGAGGTTCCCAGCGGCTGGACAAGTTCGAGCGGATGAGCCACAGCTGGGCCCGTTGCAGATTGTGCAGTTGATGGCAAATAGGGTGAGGGTGCGGCCACGTTTGTTGGGATCGTCGCGCCTTCGAGCACTCTATAACCGCGTCCAGCTAAACAGTTGGCGATCACCGTTTCCTGTTTGTTGATCGCCTTACCAGATGCGCCTCCTAACCCAGCACCACCGCCGGCAGAAGCGCCGTATCCCATCGATCGGCTGTTGCCCCCAATTGCGGCGCCTACAAGCGCGCCAACAATCATTCCACCGATCATCCCTTTCATAGCTTCGCCGCCAACATCGATTTGTTTCGCGTAGCTACGGCAACCGGCGAGGTCATTCTGATACCTGGAATGGTCGACACCTTGGAGGTCCACGAAAGGTGTGTAGGTGTCCCCGGTTCCGGCTCCAGGTGTGTCGGGTGGTGCGGTTGCGCAACCGCTTGCGGCGAGAGCCATGGAGACTAGGACAACCAAGGCTGGTTTCATTGACATACGACCTCCCTTAATTCCGCTTGCATGAATACCCGCACGAGTCAGGTTGCGCGGGAAGTGTCAATTCTGGACTACGTTTTGTGCACCAGAATGTGACGTTTTTCAGGCAAACGCTCTCTATGCGCCGAATCCTGGGGATTTCCTTGGTCGATGGGGGTCGAACAATTGCATAAAGTAGTGGGGACTGATCTATTTCGCGCCGCCTTGGGCCGCTGCCTCCTGAAACTGGCCCTCTCCCCCCAGGTCGACCTTTGGACTTTGCGCTAGAGCTGGCATCCCGAGATGCGCGCGCATCACGTTTTCGACTTTCGTAAGTGCCTCTGGGCTCAGCGCCTCAATTGCAAGCCGAAGATCGTCCGACATCGACCACGAGCCACCTATGAAATTTAGTAGGCGGTTCGGGCTGCTCTCATAGAGCTTTGCGAGGGCCTTCAGCTGGAGCGCGTCCGGCAGGCCGTGGCCCTTTTCCCACGCGGATACGGCTTTATCCGTTTTGTCGAACTTCTCGCCCACTGCAGCTTGGCTGAGGCCCTTTGCATTGCGAGCGGCGGCCAGCGCCGCGCCAAACGCTATGCGCTCAAAACTCGGTGGGGCCTTTTTAGTCGCCATACCCGAAGACTAGAACGCGAGCGCCTGCAATCTCTAACATGGTTTGACACGAAACTCTAACCATAATAGAGTTCGGCCCATGACCAAGTCGAACGCTCTTGCCCTGGCAGTTGCCCGCGTCGTTGATCTTCTGGGCTCTCAAGCCAATTTGGCACGGGAACTGGGGTATGAGGACGTGAGAAACGTGTCCCCATGGACTCGAGGTGATCGGCCGTTCCCGCCACACCACTGCGTGTCGATCGAGCGCGCAACGCAAGGCGCTGTCACTCGGCGAGACCTCCGACCCGACGATTGGCACCTTATCTGGCCCGAGTTGATCGAGAAGGATGGGGTGCATTGCGTCCAAGCCCGACAGGAGGCGTAAATGGTCGCCAGTTTGCGGTTGCCGGTCTTTCGTCCCTTCTTCCGGCAGTCTTTCCGCCAGGTCGCCGCTCGCAGCGGTGGCCGCGCGCTTGGTGGTTCTTCCTCCCTGACCACATCCAGGCGCGCGGCCGGCGGGTTTTTCTTCAATGGCTGTCGCGGTCGTGTTGTGCATGGCCTCCAGTCTCTTTTTTTGCCTGTTCGCGGTCATTACGAACGACCACGAATTTTTCGCAACGCTTCGTAAAGGGGTGATTTCATGGAATGTTTGAACGATGCCCTAGTCGGGTGTGTGAAGGCGCTCGGCGGAAGTAAGCAGGTCGGCCCCATGCTCTGGCCGGAAAAGATGGCCGATGCAGCGCAGCGCGCGCTGCTGGATTGCCTCAACCCCGAACGCCCGAACCGCCTCACGCCTGAGCAGGTGGCGCTGCTGCTGCGGCGCTGCCGCCAGATCGGGTACCACGATGCCGTCTCCTGGCTGATGGCAGATCTAGGCTACTCCGAACCCGTGCCCCTCGCACCTAAGGAGGAGCAGGCCGAACTGCAGCGCCAGTTCATCCAGGCCACGAATCAGATGGCCTCGATGATGGAGCGAATGCAGCAGCTGCAGGCCGAGATCGACACGCCCCGAATGATGAGGGCGGTCAGCTAGTGCCGCAGTATGAAAACTACCACGATGTGCTGCAGCAGATGGAGCACTTCGGGATCAAGATGCGCGACGCCGATCTTCGGGGATTCCCCAAACGATTGGCCAAGCGTGCCACTTGTGGCAAAGGCGGGAAGTACTGGTACAAGCTGTATGAGTACGGCAGGGACAACCGCACCTACCTGACGGGTTCGTTTGGCGGGTTCAATCCTGCGGTTGGATGGCAGCCGGTCGAAATGCATTGGGCGCCGTTGTCGGAGGCCGAGCGGACGCGGCTGCGTGAAGAGCGCGAGGCAGCGAGGGCCAAGGCGGAAGCGGAGCGCGCGGCGGAGATTGCGAACGCCGCCGCCAGCGCTATCACCACCTGGCGCAAAGGCGTGCGGGAGGGGGTGGCATCACCCTATCTGGAGCGAAAGCAGGTGACAGGCGAGTCCTGCCGCTGGCTGCGCGAGCAGCTCGTGCTGCGCTGGCCAAGCGATCGACCAGGTGAGGACGACACGGTTGTACGCCTGGTGGCTGGCACTCTGCTGATCCCATTGGTGAGGCTGGACTACCCGAAGCACGATGCGCTTCGTGGTCTGCAGTTCATTCGCCCGGACGGTGCGAAGATTTACCTGCGCGGCTTTGAGAAACCGGGCTGCTGCGTGCGCTTGGGCACGGTCGAAGGCGCAGAGCTCAACCTACTGCTTGTGTGCGAAGGGTATGCCACTGGGCTGACGCTACGAATGGCGACCGGGCGGACGCTGCCGGTGTTCGTCGCTCTCGACGCCGGCAACTTGGTGCACGTTGTACCGCTGTTGCGCGATTTGCATCCTCACCATCGCATCCTCGTGTGCGCAGATGACGACTGGCGGACCCGGGACCAGCGGGGCCGACTGTGCAATCCCGGTCGAACGGCAGCACGGGCAATCGCCCGCCAGGTGCCGAGCTGCGACATTCTTTGGCCCGTCTTCGATGCGGCAACGCGAGGTGAGAAAGACACGGACTTCAATGACCTGCAGGTCCTTCAGGGCCTGGATGTGGTGAGCCGCCAACTGGCCGGAGTCATCCAGGCGATGAGGAGCACCTATGGGTGACGACTCGCCAACGAGCAACGGCGAACAGGCGCCGCAGGCGCTCGATGCCGCAAGTGCGGCATCGTCTTCGCCGTCGACAGCCCACGGCGCGCAAGCGCCGCTGGATAACGTCGTCTCGCTGTCGGAAGTTGCAGCATTGCGACGCGCGGTGGAAGCGGGCGAATCTGCGTCCGCCCCTGAGTGGCGCGTTTGCGCAGACATCGGGGGACGGGGGTGGCCCACCTAGCCTTGAATCCGCCGGCAAGACCCCGAAGGCGAAGAAGCCCGAGAAGACCATCGACTGGGGCCGCTTCAACGTCCTGGCTGAGAACTTCGCCTTGATCTATGGCACCGACACGGTGTGGGATGGCACGCAGCGCATGATCATGAAGATCGCAAACATGGGCCACGCCCATGGCTCGGAGATGGTCCGGCTGTGGAAGGGCAGCGAGCGACGGCGCACGGTCCTGCCCCAAGACGTTGTGTTCGATCCGACGGAAACATGCGACCCCGATCGGTGCGTGAACCTCTTCCATGGTCTCGAAATGGAACCTCGCGAAGGAGAGGTAAAACCGATGCTCGATCTGGTGCGCTATCTCACCAGTCGGGCCAGCGACGACGACCAAGAGTGCGACAACATCATGCATTGGCTCCTGTGCTGGTTGGCGTATCCGCTCCAACACCTAGGCGCAAAGATGCGCACTTCGATCGTGATGCACGGCGACGAAGGCGCAGGCAAGAACTTTCTCTTCGACACAGTGGTGGCGATCTATGGGAAGTACGGCGCTCTGGTGGGCCAGGATGAGCTGGAGGACAAGTTCAACGACTGGCGAAGCTGCAAGCTGTTTGTGGTCGGCGATGAGGTGTCCAGTCGCGCCGAGCTGGTGCACAACAAGAACCGGCTGAAGGCCTTGATCACATCGCCAACGGTGCAAATCAACCCCAAGAACCTGCCCCGGCGAGAAGAAGCCAACCACATCAACATCGTGTTCCTGTCGAATGAGCTGCAGCCCCTGGCGCTGGACAACAGCGACCGGCGCTATCTCGTGGTGTACACGCCTCGCGCTCAGCCTGTGGACTACTACAAGCGGCTGGGCGAATGGAAGGCAGCGGGTGGGGTTGAGGCGTTCTACCACTACCTACTCAGCTACCCTCTTGAGGACTTCGATCCGTACTCTCCAGCACCTTTCACAGAGGCGAAGAGGGCGCTGATCCACATCAACCGGAAGAGCCCAGAGCAATTCTGGTGGGAGTGGGCGAGCGGCGAACTGGACCTGCCCTATCTGACCTGCTCCGTCGAGCAGGCCTACAAGGCATACCTGAAGTACTGCGTGCGCACGGGCGAGCGATACCCATTCAAACGCGAGCAGTTCACGCCCACAGTGGTGCGATTCAGCGAAGCGCAGGACAGGCCTGTGCGCATCAAGCAAATGAAGTTCGAGGCGTCCCTGGGCGCACCCAAGAAGGTCGCGCGGATGTTTCTAGTGTGCGACCTACCTGAATCAGTCCAGCAGGGCTGGGCGCGTGCTGAAGAGGGCGAAGAGGTGCAGACGCAAGGCCAGTGGGCGGGGCAGTGCGTTCGTGAGTTTGAGGAGCATCTGAAGTCGTTCCTGGGCTGGAATCCCCGGTCCCCTGGTGGCGATGAGCCCGCTCACGGGAGTGATGAATGAGCCGCAGTGTGCTTCCCGGTTCCGTGGTTGCGTGGGCACGGAACTTCGAAAGCCAGCAACGGCGTGGGAAGTTGCGCGGTTCCGTGGTTCCGTGCTCCTCCTATACGTATGTGTGCGCAGGCGTGTGCGTGCCTGCGCATGCGTGTGTGTGCGTGAGTGCACGCAACCACGGAACCGCGCAACTCTGTAGGCCGGCTGCAGGTTGCGCGGTTACGCGCGCGCGCAACCGCGCAACTTTACTTTCCATCTTTCCTGAAAAGGGGAAAAGACCATGAAGCTGGACATCAAGACCAACTTCCCCGAGGTACAGCGATCCTTGCGACAGCTGCGTTCGGACATTGGCGGTCGCGCCTTGGTCTCAGCCATGAACAAGACAATGGCCCAGGCACAGACCCAGATGGGCCGGGAGATCACCTCGGAATACCGCGTTACCTCGGCCTATGTCCGGGAGCGGCTGCGCCTCAAGCGCGCCGCTTTCAGGGCAGGACAGTTCAGCTTTACTGCCGAACTGATCGGGGGCAATGGCAAGAAGCGCAGCGCGAACATGATCGCGTTTGTCGAGCGATCGGTCAGCCTAGCCCAGGCGCGCAAGCGCGGCAAGGAAGGCACGCTCAACCAGCTCCGTTTCCAGGTCCGCAAGACAGGTGGGAAGAAGATCATCACCGGCGCATTCATCGGCAACAAGGGGCGCACCGTGTTCATCCGAACGGGCAAGGATCGCTTGCCCATCAAGGCTGTGAGCACGATCGATGTAGCCCAGATGTTCAACCAGAAGCGAATCAACCGCGCGGTGGTCGGCGCGATCCGCTCCCGCTTCCCCGCCATCTTCGCGAGCGAAGCCCGGTTCTACGTCTCGAAG